GCTGGGCTGGCTGAGGTCAACCTGATGATTGGCGAGGTCACAACCGTGCCGGCCGTCATCAAGGATGTCTGCGTGCTTCAGGTAGCCTCTGAGCACTGGAACCGTCGCAACGCCCCAAGTGGCATCGCTCAGTTCGCTGACGGCTCGGGGCAGGGGATGCGTGTATCGCTAGACACTAAGCGGTCTATTTATGCGCAACTCCTGCCCTACTTGGGCTGGTCTGTATGAGCGAGGCTGGTGCGGCTAAGGCTGAACTTGCTCTGACTCTCCAAGAGGCAGGGCTAGACGTCTACGACTATGTGCCAGAGCGAGTGACTCCACCCGTTCTAGTGCTTCGCCCAGGCTCGCCATACATCGCCCCAGGTTCGGTCGGTTCTTGTTACGACTTGAACCTCGAGCTTGTAATCGTTTCAGGTCACGCGACCAACGAGACGACTAGCGATGACCTCGATGATCTCATCGAACAAACGCTAGTGGCGTTACCAACTGACGCAGGTGTTGGCAGTGTTGCACAGCCATACTTGCTCAGTCTCAACGGTAACGACTTCCTGGCAACCACAATTAACATTGACTTACAAATCTCAATCTAGGAAAGGTTCGAACCGATGGCAGCATCAACCAGAATCAAAGCAACAAACATCAAGTTCAAAATCGGCACGACCGAATACTCGTGTGACGCCGACAACATCGAACTAGCACTCTCAGACGCACCTGGTGGCCAGCAGACCTTCTGTGAGGTTCAGCCTCTACAGGAGTGGAAGTTGAGCATCGCAGGTATCGCCTCGGGCGACTCGACCTCGCTTTACCAGCTTCTATTCGCGAACTACGCAACCGAAGTGGCTTTCAGCATCGCCCCACAAGGGAACACCACTGCAACCACCAGCGCGCCAATCTACAGCGGAACTGTAATCTTCGACACCTTGCCACCTCTCTCGATGACCTCGGGCGACATCATGGCTTTCGAAGTTGAACTGACCGTGAAGAACGCAGTTCACACTCCAGCTGCAACCCCACCGGTCTACTTCGGTCTGACCAAAGCCACAAGCTAAAACTCGTGGCACGCTCAGGAGTTGTGAGCGGTCGCATTGACGTCGGGGGACTTAAGGAACTCAATCGAGACCTTAAGTCTCTCGAGGTTGATCGTAAAGAAATCATCCAGGCTAACGTCGATGCAGCCGAAACCCTTATCAAGGCGGCTAGACCACTCGTGCCTACGCTGAGCGGTAAGTTGCGTTCCTCGCTAAAGCCTGCAAAAACTCAGAACTACGCTGAAGCTCTTGCTGGTAGCCCTAGCCGTATTCCATACGCTAACCCGATTCACTGGGGCTGGTCGATTGTTGGGCCACGTCACAAGGGCACGCTTGCACCTGGCACGATTCGCAACATCGAACCACAACCCTTCTTCAGCACAGCCCTCGGCTACACTAAAGAGGAAATCATCGCGAACTATGAGCGCGACATGCAAGCACTAATCAACAGATACGGACTCGGAGACAAGTAATGGCAACAATCGACTTCAACGCGATGACCCTCAACGAGATTGAGCAAATCGAGATGCTGACCGGGCGCAACATTGACTCAATCATGAGCGATGACGCACCTCGAGGTCGCGCATTCAAGGCAATCATCATGATCTTCAAGAAGCGCACCGACCCAGACTTTACATTCGAACAGGCAGGCAACCTCTCACTCGAGGAAGCATCGGCGTTGTTCGGCGGTGAAGCAGACGACCCAAAAGCAAACTGAGAAAGGAACAAGCCGAGAGACTGGCTGACTTCTGCCTGGCAACGAAAATGAGCCCGACGGAATACCGCCAACTGACCTTAGACGAATACAGAGCATTCGCGAAGGGACTCTCTCGAGGCAAAGGTGATACAGGATGGCCTCAACTCTAAAGGTTCGCTTTCTCGCAGACACAGTTGGCTTCGCTAAGGGAGTCAAGGGCGCTAACAAAGACTTGACGGGCTTCGAGAAAGCCACCAAGAACGCTTCGAAGAACATCGGCAAGGCTCTCGGTGCTATTTCGTTCGCTGCGGTCGTCACGGGGCTCACACAGGCTGCTAAGGCGGCTTCTGAGGATGCCATAGCCCAGAACAAACTAGCGCTACAGTTGCGCACCTCAACTAATGCCACCGACGCTCAGGTCGCAGCAGTCGAAAAAGACATCACCGCCATGAGCAAGTTGACGGGTGTTTCGGATGACGTGCTTCGGCCTGCACTTGCTAACGCTGCTCGAGCAACTGGAGACATCACTCGTGCCCAGCAACTACTTGCCATCGGTCTAGACGCTGCAGCTGCAACTGGTAAGCCACTCGCCACGGTTATGGGTGCGCTGGAGAAGGCTGAGAACGGCAACACGACTGCCCTTTACAAGCTCGCGCCACAACTTCGAGAGACCAAGGGCGGTATCGACGAGTTCGCTGCCTCGGTCAAAGGTGCAGCGGAAGCCTCAGCATCACCGTTCGCGAAGTTCAGCGTTGCCCTCGAGGAAGCCAAGGAAGTAATCGGCGCAGCGTTCCTACCTATCCTCGAGAAACTAATCGAGACTCTCTCACCACTGATCGAGAAGATTGCACCGATTCTTGCCAGGCTAATCACAGCCCTAGCCCCAATCTTTATTCAACTGGTCGAGGCACTTCTTCCGCTCATCGAGCAGATTCTGCCCCCACTTGTTCAGTTGCTCGAGGCTCTCATGCCCGTGCTACTTCCGTTGATTGAAATCCTCACCTCGCTACTCATTCCAACGATTCAGTTCCTGGTCGACGTGTTTAGTTTCTTGTTCTCAGCAATCTCACCGATTCTTGGCGCAATCGCTGGGCTTGCCGACGGCATGAAAGCCGCTTTTGCTGGTGTCGGTTCATTCTTCAAGGGCATCATCAACGGTTGGCTTGGTCTGGTTCAAGGGTTCATCAACTTCTTCATCAACGGCATCAACGAACTCATCAAGGGTGCCAACGCTGGTCTGGGCTTCTTGGGCGACCTTATCGGGCAAGACCTCAAAGTGCAGCTGCTCGGCAACGTCACCATTCCAAAACTTGCCAAGGGTGGAATCGTTAGTCCATCGCCAGGCGGTTCGATTGTGAACGTGGCTGAAGCTGGTGAAGCCGAAGCGATTATTCCGCTAAGCAAACTAGGCAACATGGGTGGAAGCAACTACACCATCAACATCAACAAAGCCAACGTGACCGGTGCCGAAATCATCCAGGCTATTCAGCGTTACGAGCGCAGCACAGGGCGTAGGTATCTAGCAAATGGCTAACGATGTTTTCGATGTAAGCAACGACCTAGCGGTGCTCATTTACACCTACCCGTCAGACACGATGGTGTGGTCGGTTTCGCGCTGGGATGAAGACAACTGGTCGAGCGGTTCAGAGACTATGGACTGGCAAGACGTCACTTGTGAGTCGGTTAGCGTTACTACTGAAAACGGCTTCGACATCTCTCAGGGCTATTCACGGCCTGCATCACCGAGCGCAAGCATCACGATGCAAAGCACCGAGTATGACCCAGCGATGAACTCTCTGATTCGCCCTGGCACACCGATTGCAATCCGAGTCAGACCTAACCCAGACACCGCGCCAAGCACTTGGGTGACGCTCTGGCAGGGTCGAGTCGCGAACTGTTCAGTTTCATACTCAACGCAGTGGCTCAACACGATCAGCATCGAGTGCGACCATCCACTGCGCGATGTCGACAACTACACGGCCATAACGGGCATCAGCGTTGCCACTCCTGCTTACGCCGAAGACTTTTGGTCGGTTATTTCAGCAGACACGGGCGTTTCGATTCTGCAATCAGGTGCGCCACCGCTCAAGGGTTACGAGCTCGACGGCATAAGCACTTCCAGCCCGGTCGAATACGGCAACCTAGTCAACGCAATCAGCGACACCAACCTTGGTGCGCTTGTTTACCAGCCGACAATCAACGACACAGACCTTTACTACTACACCTGGTATGAACTGCAGAACGCAGACCTAAGCCCAGACGTAGTGTTTGAAGGCGCACCAAGCGCAACCGTGAACCGTGCCGAGTTCAGCGACATCGTTATGGGCTTCGATGACCAACAGTTCGTCAACACACTCAACTACACAACCGCTGGCGGTGTCGATGACTGGGCGCAGAACGACGACTCGGTGGCGATTGCTGGGCTTCTCTGGGGCACGGTAAACACCAGGCACTATTACGCGACAGACGCAGATGCAGCTGCAGAGATTGTGACCGCAACGATTCCGACTCAACTCGTGCGCCAAGTGACTGCCCCAGTGGTCTTGCGCTCTGGCCAAGTCAACGAATACCTATTGCGCGACCCACTCGACACCGCGTCAGTTGTCGTGTCCAACAGTAAAATAGAGATCAACGAAGTGTTCTACATTCGCAACGTCATACATCAAATCACCCGTGACGGCTGGGAAGTCACTCTCGAACTATGGAAAGGGCGCTAAATGCCGTTCAAAACATTCACCGCTGGCACACTAGCCACGGCCAGCGACGTCAACACCTACTTGATGAATCAGTCAATCTCGACCTTCTCAAGCACTGCAGCTCGTAACGCCGCAATCACCAGCCCGGTCGAGGGTCAGTTCGCTTACATCAACCTAAACGACATCACAACCTATTACGACGGCACGGCTTGGCGAAACTTTTTGTTCCCGTCAACTTGGATTGCTTACACGCCAACCTTGACTAACGTCACACTCGGTTCTGGTGGAACTTCAGCGTTCTATTACCAAGTAGTTGGCAAGCAAGTAAACGTGCGTGGCCGTATCACCTTGGGCACGACTGGTGCACTTACGGGTGTCGCAACTTTTAGCCTGCCAATCAACGCCATCACCGCTGATCAGTTCTGGGATGGTGGCGCAATCATGATTGACGGCGGTGCAACTAACTATCCTGGAATGGTGCGAGTCGGCACCTCAACGGCAACAGTCTTGGCATACACGTCAAACATGTCTTATGTAACTTCGGTGAACACTAGCTCGAGCATTCCGTTCACTTGGGCGAGCACCGATGTTATCAACGTTGGCTTTACCTATGAGGGAGTGTAATGAGCAAGTTTGTTTGCAACGCAGAAGAATGCCCGAACTTGGGCGTCGAGTATGACTTCGGCGATGACTCACCCGAGTCTGCCGAGTGTGGCGGATGCCACGCAATCCTAAAACCAGAGGAGAACTAATGGGTAACGTCGACAGCCAGCCATGGCCATCACCAGCACAACCTAAGCCAGCCAAAACCACTAAGGCTGAACCAGTCGCAGACGACGCAGAGTAATGTCTGCCGAACTGCCAAAGCCAACGACTCCGACACTCCTGGCACACATCGACAACCGCCTAGCGGTCATTGAAGCGCGCCTAGAGATTATTGCCGACCATGAGTCGCGCATTCGTGAGCTCGAGAAGGCACGTTGGCAGTCTGCGTGGATCACTAGCATTTCAACAGCGGTCGCGGTGGCTGTAATCGTTTCACTAATCTCGAGGACAATCTAATGGCGCAATACATCGAACCATTCCCAGCATCGACGCGTGGAGACGAGTTTGGCAACCTGGCACCTTATCGCCAGGGCAGACCTCACCGCGGTCAAGACTGGTCACCAAAAGCAGGCACAGTCATTCCAGCAATCACCAATGGCGCAATCAAAGTCAACGAGTGGTCTGACGGTCTCGGCTGGTATGTCATCCAGTCAACCTCTGACGACCTGTTTGTGCTCTACGCTCACCTCGAGGCGCAACCTAACTTAAGCATCGGGCACTATGTCCACGCAGGCGACCCAGTCGGCAAAGTCGGGTCAACTGGGCGTTTCAGTACCGGGCCACACCTGCACTTGAGCATCGCAAAGTCGAAGAACGTGCACCTATGCCCTTACGACAAGCTTGTTGACCCTCTCAAGCACATTGCAGCCAACCCAGCCCCGAAGAAGACTGCAGAACCTAAACCAGCGGTGAAAGCCCCAGCAAAGAAGAAGAAGTGATGATCAAGAAACTACTCAAGCGTGCCTACCGTGTCGGCGCATTCGCTCTAGGTGTCGGCATCCTGGCACTTGGTGCAGGCTCGGTTATGAACATGAGCGCACTCGAATCTGCAACTTTTGGTGCGATTATGGCTGTGCTAGGTCTGATTGGTGCTATAGCATTTACTTACGCCGCGAAGGGTCAAGTGCCTGACTCGGACTTTGACTCGCACATCAACTCGGCCATCGAGAACGTGAAGTCAAAACAAGACAAGTAAACACGCAAGAATCGGAGAACCAAAATGGCTTTTGCCAAAGATTACGTTGACGTTGCTACACGCATTCGCGACTTCAAGAACGAATACCCGACCGGCTCACTTCAGCAAGTGCGCGTCGAGTTCCACACCATCGGCTCACAGACCTTCGTGCTGTATGTTGCCGCCTGCTACCGAACCCCCGACGATGAACGCCCAGGCATCGGTTCAGCATGGGAACCAGTGCCAGGTAAGACCCCCTACACCAAAGACTCCGAGCTTATGGTCGCTGAGACTTCGGCTTGGGGAAGAGCGATTGTTGCAGCTACAGGCGCAGAAACTAAAAACAACGGCAAGATTGCGAGTGCCGACGAAGTAAATGCCCGTCAGAAGCCACAGGAGGGCGCTGGAGGCGATTGGATAGCCCGAGCGAATGAACTATCGTTCTCGGGGGACAAAGACGGTCTACGGGGCTTGTATGCCTCGGCGGTCAAGTCGAAAGCATCTCCAGACATCCTCGATGCAATCAAGGCCATTGGCGAGGCCATAAAGTAAAAGCCCCTGACGCGGAATCGGAGACGCGCCAGAGGCAAGACCACTCTAACAGAATCGAGAACCAATGTCGTTCGAAGCAGTAGCCGCCACGCTGCACCACTCCAAAGCATCCACCAGCTCGAAACTGGTGCTAGTTGCTATCGCCTATTTTGAGGGCGACCAAGGCGCATGGATGGCACAAGATACCCTGGCAAACATGACCGGACTATCGACTAGATCAGTGCGTCGAGCAATCGCCGAACTAGCCGAGCTGCACGAGATTGACGTTATCCACGATGACGGTGCTGGGCGTGGCGCACGCAAAACTAACCGCTACTTCGTTACAGTTCTCTGCCCCGAGGATTGTGACTCCAGCTACGCTCACAAGCAGGGGGGTGAAATAGTGAACCTGGCAACTGTTCGGCGCAAGCAATACAGGACAGATTCGACACCAATAGAGGACAAAAACGACCTCAATAGAGGACAAATACGACACCAATAGAGGACACCCACGTCCTACAAAGTAACAATTAACAATTAAGAACATATTAAGAACGCTTATTAAGGAAAAATGAAATGAAAAAAGCGACAATCTCAGGCGAAGTTGCCGACGTAAAAGAAACCGAGAAGGGCACTCGCTACATGGCAGTGCTAGTTGACTTCGATTCGTTCCAGGGTGAACGCTGGGTCGAGCGTTGGACTATCTGGCTACCTAAGCAGGGCTTCGAGCAGATCAACATCAAGGACTTCGTTGAGCTCGAGGGCATTCCAGGTGCATCGTCTTACATGGGCAAAGACAAAGAAGGCAACGACAAAATCAAAACGTCGATGAGCCTCAACAACCCGATTCTTATCCAGCACAAGGCACACGATGCCGGTGCGTTCCCTGGCGACACTCTCGACGAAGACGACCGCATGAAGTATGGCACTGGGTTAGCCCCGTTCTAATGACTCAACTGCTGCACTGGTTCATCGAGGGAACCCCAGTTCCACAAGGAAGCAAAACTGCCACGGTCATCAACGGTCGTGCAGTGATGTTCGAAGCGAACAAGAAACACAAAAGTTGGCGTGATCATGTATCTTCGGTCATTCCGCAGCTCGAGCAACCTTCGGTGAACCCGGTGCGCGTTGAACTGATGTTCTACTTCAACCGCCCAAAGACCGTCAAGCGAGAGCACATGAGCGTGAAGCCCGACATCGACAAGCTCAGCCGAAGCATCCTCGACTGTCTCTCTGGCCGAGTCATCAAAGACGATAGCCAAGTGGTCATCCTGAATGCGCGCAAAGAATATACCGACAAATCGCCAGGTGTTTTAGTTCGCGTCATGGAAATCGACTAAATAACAGTTTGGTAACGACTCGCTAAATGTTGTTGCCAGGTGATTCAACCCCCGTCAAACTAAACACGCAACACCAACCACTAGAAATCGGAGAACCAATGAAACAACTAGCAATCGAGATGATTGGCGCAGCCATCATTGCAACCATCGTCGGTGCAGCATTCTGGATTATGGACTGGAACGGCTTCATCGGCTGGGTCTACGTCTGGGTGCTAATCGGCATCACACTCTCAATCGGAAAGAAGCTCGACCGATGAACCTGGAACGTATCGGCTCACTAGCTGAAGCCCGAGCCATGGCAGAGCTACTGCTCGAAATGCCAACAACCGACAACTTCGCGAACTACCGTCGAGCCGTTATCACGGTCTCGAGAGTGTTTGACTGCAGTTTCGAAGAAGCCACCCACATGATCCGCAACCTAGTCGACAAGTTCTAAGGAGAGAACCGATGGCAAAAGCACGCACAACCGACCCTGTAACGTCACACGAAGCCGCTGAGAGCGTCAAGAACGTTACCCCGACCCAAATACTCATCCTGAGCCTTCTAGAGATTCCTCAGACCGATGAGGAACTGGTCGCGAACTACAACAACCTGCGCAAAGAACACCCCGACATCGTTCCTCGAGCATCAGCCAGTGGCATCCGTTCCAGACGTGCTGAACTGTTCCAGATGGAACGAGTCGTGCCGGTCGGCTACGCCCTAACCGAGTCTGGCCGTCGCGCTATCGTTTGGGAACGCGCATGAGCAACTGTGGAGACGACGAGTGCATGACCGAAAAGACCGAAGCCAAAGAGTTTGCCTACTTCAGCGGACTTCTGACCGGTCGCAAGAATGAGCGTGAACGCATCATCAAAGCACTCGAAGAACAGCGCATCCGCTACGGCACACCATTCATCAACGACATCCTCGAAGCGATTGGACTAAACAAGTGAACGAACCGACAACCGAGTTCCTCGCCGACATCATCAACAGCGTTGAACGCGGTGCCAAAGTCCGCGAACGCTTAGCGATCATGGAAATCATCCTGGAAGAAATCAAACACGCATCCACCCAGGGAGAACTAGACGCACTCGACCGAGTAGCAGCACAAATCAAACACCGAACAACTAAGGGGCTCTAATGGGACTACTAGACGGCATCAGCCCAGTCAAACAACTCGAACCATGCAAAGTCGGCCGCATACTTCGCGAACTCGACCTCGACGATTCAAAGACACTCGAAGCAGCACTAGCAGACCCTCGCTGGACTGCTCGAGCGTTATCCATCGCCCTCAGTGAACGCGGAGTCGGGCTTGCAAAAGATACGATTGAAGCCCACATGAAGAAAACGTGCCGATGCTCGAAAATCTAGAACCACCACAAGAAGAACCAGCCGACATCCAGCACCTTCGAGCTGCACTTCGCAACTCCCAGCGCGACCTGCTCAAAGCAAAAGACCGCATGGAACACCTCACCGAGGTAACCCGTGCAGCTGCATTCGATGCAATGATCTCGATGGGCGGTGTGCCTAAAGTGCCAGCCCCCGTCAAAGACAAGCGCAAAGGCCGTGCAGAAGTTGCACTCTGGGTCATGGGCGACTGGCAAGGTTCCAAAGTCACCACAAGCTACAACTCGGAAATCATGCGCAAGCGCGTGCTCGAGTTCACCGAGCGAGCAATCGCCATCACCGAGATTCAACGCTCTCACCACCCCGTGCGCGAGTGTTACATCGCTTTTACAGGCGACATGGTTGAAGGGTTATGGAACTACCCCGGACAAGCCTGGGAGATTGACTCGACGCTATTCGAGCAATACGTCAACGTCTCGCGCCTGGTTATCGACGTCGTGCGTGTAGCACTAGCCAACTACGAGCACGTAACCATCGTGCCCGAGTGGGGCAACCACGGCCGTATCGGTTCAAAGCGTGACGGCATACCCCGTTCAGACAACGTAGACCGCATGTGCTACGAACTTGCCAGGCAACTACTCGACGGCGAGAAGCGTCTAACGTTCCAGGAATCGCCCGAAGACATCCAGCGACTCGAGATAGGCAACTATCGTGCCATCGTGCTACACGGCGATGAGGTTGGTCGTAACGGCTTCGCAAGCCCTAACGCCATCGTGACGCATGTTGCCAAGTGGAAGTCAGGCTCATACCCTTGGGCATTCCGTGACGCATACATCGGGCACTATCACACTCACGCCGAGTGGGCACTACCAGACGGACTCGGTGCCGTCTACCAGACTGGCTCAACGGAATCAGACAACCGCTATGCCGGCATCACTATGGCTGCATCAGCAACCCCAAGTCAACGCCTGCACTTCATCGACCCAGACAAAGGTCGAGTCACTGCAGCTTACAAAGTTTGGTTGGACTAATGGAACTACTAATCATCATCGGGCTAGTCATCATCCCAGCGATCGTGCTCAAGACCATTGACGCAATAGCCCGAGTGCAAGACTTCGACGGCCTCGAATACCTAGACGACAATGAGTGACTGGCACGATAGCCCCGAGTGGCGCAAGGCTAGAGCCTATGCCAAGACCATACTTGAGCCTGTGTGTGCGCTGTGTGGCAAGCACCTCGAGGGTAAAGACTGGACTATCGACCACATCGTTCCACCAGGTGCAGGCGAACCCAACCACGACATAGGCAACCTGCAATCAGCGTGCCGCTCATGCAACGGGCGTAAGCAGGATTCAGCCCTCACACGGGTATCATGGATGAATGAACGCTGGGTTTGAGGCATCGGGCTTTTTTCTGAGACCTGCTGGTCAT